TCCGTTATTTGCATCTGTAAACCAGCGGCCGCTTCATCACTAATACCTAATTCTGATTTAAGTTCCATTGCTCCTTTAAACATATCATATAGATACTTACCAGCTAACAACAACCCAGCACCAATGGCCATAACTGGATTCATAGCTATAGATTTTAATTGAGCTCCGAATGCCATAGCCTGACCTTTTATATCCTCCATACCTTTACCAAGGTTTTGTGTAGCATCATGTTGTAGTTGTTGGAACTTAACTATATCTTTCTGAACTTTTACTTCTTTTTCTGCGGTATCAAGAACCGCAAGAGCCACTTTTCTTTCTTTTTCTGATAAAGAAATTCTTCCAGTCATTATATCTAATCGTTTTTGTTCTATAGAACTTTGTTGTTCTCCAAGTTTTTTAACAGTATCAGTAGTATCAAATAATGTAGTACCTATCTTTAATTGAGAATCATTTATATCATTAGCAGTTGATACTTGGTCTATTAATATACTTGATAAATCTGTACGTTGGTCTAAATCTGTATTTATAAGTTTACCAATAGCTTTTTGTCGTTTTTCAAAATCTACTGCACCAATAACAGCTTGTTTACCAATATTTGTAAAATCTTTTTGTAACCTTACATTTCTATTGAGTTGTGCTCCAAGGTCTTTTGATTGAGATTCCCTTCTTTCTTCTTCTTTTACTATTCTTTTTGAAACATTCTCTTGTTTTCTTTTTAACTTTAATATTTTTTCTTCGGCTTGTTGATAAGATTTAGAAGTCTTATTATGAGCGGCCATAACCTCTTGCTGTTTTTTTATTTCAGCAGTTATTTGTTTTTGCCGTTTTAGGTCATTTGATTGTTTTGGTGCAGGCATCTAACAATTCCTATTAATCAAGGTCATCAAACATATCTGATAATTTATCATAATCTTTTTGTAAATCATCCAAATCTTTCCTAATCTGCTTTTCCATACCTTTTAATTTTGGATGATTCTTTGTAGCTTGTTTAACCACTTGTGATGGTTTAGCACCAGCAACTACTCTACCAAATAAGGTATTAATAATACCTTCATAGAATACTCGTTGGTCTCTTTCAACCACTGGTTTTATACTTTCTAATTTAAGGGAACGGAGTAGGTCTTTGAATTCGGCGAATGGTTCTAATACTGAGTCGTAGTCACCACCACCTATAAGATTATCATTTGGGTCTGTTATTTCGTATTCACCACCACGTTTAGTGTGTTTCAAATTCATATACGCACCACTTGTTGCAATAACTTGTATGGTATCTCTCATTTGAAGAACTTTTGGTTTTTTAAGAAATTTTCGTGCTATTTTCTTAACATCATTAATATTTTCCATTATATTTAACTCCTGATTAAAACGGATTGTTCTGGGAATTTATCAATAATAAATATCAGAAAATATAAAATTTACTCTATCATCCACGAGATGGTGGGCGGGCTACACTCTTTTTATTTTTTTTATCGAATTCGGCTTTTTCTTTCTTATAAAACTCTTGTAGTTTTAAGAAATAGAATTTACGAAGCCAAATAGGCATAGTATAGACTGCGTCATAGGTAAAGCCACCTTTACCATGAAATACTATTTGGAATATTTGTTCGTGTATTTGGGGTTTATTTTCCGGCTTTAGGCCAAAAAAACTCTACCGTCATAGGAACGGTAATATCTACCTCCTCACCGGAAGAGAAATCAACAATAATATCCATGTCTACATCGGGTGTTACAGACATAAGATGGTCTCTAAATTCTTTCGAATCGCGAGACAAAAATTCATTATTGACAAAGTTATTAATACTTGCGACTTTTGTATCACCATCTATAGATGTAATAACTTTTTTTAATCGTGTAGTTACTTCAGAATCTACTCCGGTTTTCTTAGATACCTTACGTAAAGCTTTAAGTTCTGCCGTAATTTCTTTTTCATCACCTTGTGTTAAAAACTTAAATCCCAACACTCTTTTAGAAAAGGGTAATTCAAATTCAAAAACAACATCGTCAAAATCTACTTCTTTATGTTCAAGAGTAGTCAAATCTAACGTATGTGATTCTTTTTCTCCAGTTACTGGGTCTTCCAACTCAAAAATGTAATCTTTACCATATCCAAGAACACGGGAAGCTATCATAATGGCATTCTTATCACCGATGAACATATCATCCATGTCAAAATCACCAACTACTAAAGATTCTAACAATACATCAATCACTTTACCTTGTTTAATAAGGTTTTGTGACGTTAGTATGTCCTCTTCCCTAGCAGTCATATATTTAACTTCAACTTCTCCACTTGATAAAGGATGTTCTTCTGGATAGAAGTTACCTTTAGATGGTAAAGTTACAACTTCAGTTGGAAATTTAGGCTTTTCTTGTTTCGCCATGATTTCTCCTTGTTTAATAAAACTAATTAATAAAACTCTTTTTAATAAATATCTATGTAATACAAAAAACCTTCAATAAAAAAAAAGGGAAGTCCACCACAAACTTCCCCTTTCACTAATAAAATAATATTAGAACTGTAATATTGCGTAATCGTAACGGAGACTTAATGTAATCTCGGCTGGGTCACTAGCTGCCCAATCTAAATCATTAAATGCGGCGGATACAATGAATGCACCTTTTAAAGTCCATTCTTCTATCTTATCTCCAACAGGACCTAACATATTAATTGTAATATCTTTCTTATAAAAATCAGAATATCCATCACGTCCAGTTACAGATTCTTTGTGTAATCTTACCCATTCCATAACAGCTTGAGCACCACTCGGAACAACGGGGTCATATAAAGTAATTTCAATTGGCTCCCATGAACCTTTACCTTTAACATATCGTTTAACATTAATATGATTTAATTCAACTTCCTCAAACGTAATACTTGGTCTATTGGCAGTTTTAATTAAATACGCGGGAATACCTTCAACATAAAGGATATAACGATTCTTCGTTTTTGGTTCAAACGGAGTGAACATTATTTCTGAAGGGTCGAGTAATTCAGCCATTTTATTATCTCCAAATTAATTAAATTTCTTATATATAAATATCATCTACTTCTAAAAATGTATTTCATCTAACATCAATAATAAATATCATATAAACAAAAAACCCCTCAAAATGAGGGGTTTTAAGTTTTAACTTATTTACTTATTTACTTATTCTGGAAACGTAGCTCCCGTAGGAAGTACCACGAAATCAAGAACAATAAACTCTGCAGTTCTCGTAGGTTGAATATAGATTTGTCCAACAAGACGATTTCTATCAACAACATCTGGTGTGTTGTTAGATTCATCCATGACAACTCTAAATGCACTCAATCCACTATTAGCTTGTACTGAATCCAAGAAAGGATTAACAATATTCAAGAAACGATTCCGTGTTCCAGCAGTATTCTGTTCGAACACAAGGTATCTTGAAGAAGAAGCAATAAACTTCTTCAATCTAATTAGTAATCTACGTACATTTACTCTATCCAACGCCGATGGTTTAGCTTGTAAGGTCTTCTGACCCCAAACACAAACACCTTGACCTGGGAATGAAGCAATTGGGTTAACCCTATCTTCATAAAGGTCATCACGTTCTGCGTGAGTTAATCTCGTCTCAGCTTCAAGTACGGTTGTTAAACCACCACGACTCAAACCAGCTGGAGCGAACCATTCATGAGCTACTTGGTCTGTATATGCAATAACACCAGGTAACACAACTGAAGGTGGCACCCATACTGGTAATGATGTACCAGAATCTACTATTTTTACCCAAGGGTAATAAACAGCCGCATAATTACTATCTAATGTAGATACACGACTTGTTACAGTAGCGATACTCTCACCACGTATACTCGCATCCATTACATAAAAAGTATCACCACGTTCTTCACACATATTCATAGCTCTAGCACTAACTTTACTATGTATTCCATGTACAATACCAGGTGTTACCAACAGATTAATATCAAACTCATCAGGATTACTTACAGCGTTAATAGCTTTCTTGTAAACAGTAGTTCCCATAGTTGTAGGAGATGAACAATCAAATCCCATCACATTAGTCTGTGAGATATTAGCACCAGTATTCTTTGGTGTTGCAGGATTCATTCCATCAAAACCACCTTGTAGTGGTAAAGCAAATTTACGTTGACTAATATGTGAATCAGCCAATGTAATTTTATCTGAACCTGTAGCATATCCACTTGTAGATGATGCAGATGGATGTCCACTCATGTTTTCTAATGACATTGTAGCATTATTACCAGTTCCAGCACTTGCTGGTATTGGAGCTAAGTAAGCAACATTATCATATGCTTTTCCATTATTATTGTATGTATACCAATAATTAAAGTCAAATCCATATGGAACTGTTGTGTCAAACTCTAATGTTTCATTAGTTTGTTCAGTCACTAATTTAGCAGCATCAACTGCAGTTGTACCTGGAACAGTATTTGATATTGCTGAGTGACCCATCGGTACAACAGACTTTGGTGCAAACTCAAGACCAGAATAATCACTAATATAAATATGATTGGACATATTTGGCCAATCTCCATTATATGTAAGTTTTCCAGCTGATGATATGGTTACATATCTATCACCAACAACTCTTGGTAAATAGTTAGTACTTGTTGCATCAAAACTTAGATTGTGCCAAGATTCAATTAATGTACCATCATCAACTTTATATACTCCAAGACTAAATGAACCATAATCTGAACCAGCAATACTACCAGCCGCTTTCACATTAGAAACAACCACATACACATCATCGTTTACATTTGAACCATGTGAACGAGTTTTAACCTTAAATAGATTAAAACGTGCATTATTAATCAATTGTGATTGTACAGTTGGTGACGTAGCATTTGAGTAATCAGTACTAGCAAAATCTATAGTAGCTATAGACGCAGAAACAGCTTCCGTTCCTGCCCATGAAGTTGTTGATTGAGCATTTTTAAAATTAGCATATAAGTAAGCGGGAACAGTTATTCCACCAGCGCCTGTTTGAATTTGAGCATCAGTACTAAATACATTTTCAATGTAATTTGCACTTCCTGAGTCAAATGATAAGGTTACACTATATGAAACTGTATCTGTACCATTCACAGTCAATGTTGAATCAGTTGAACTAACATCACCACCAGCAATAGTTGATGTTGATAAATCTCCCGCTCCACTAAAATCACCTTGTGACGGTGCGAGATACGCTAACGAGTGTGTAACACCAGTTGCCGCATCTGCTCCAGATATAGCATATAGTTGAATAATATCATTTGAGTACCCATCTTCTCCAAGAACTCTGACGATAGTAACCGTACCAGCACTCCGTAGATATTGTTCTACGGTATAAGGTGTATAATAATTCTTCGTGACATCCCCAAACATATCCACAAATTCATTAAAATTGCGAACAACTGTAGGAACAAAAGCAGGCCCTTTAACGGTAGGCCCAATTATTGCCGCTCCAATTTCCCCAATAGCTTGTGGTAAAAATGAAAGGTCTTTCTCACGAGTAAATACACCAGGACTTACGATTCTTTCGGCCATTATATTTCTCCTAATTAATTAGTTTATTGTTTACGCATGCGAATATATAACATATTCTAATATAAATAGTTTATAAAAATCTGAAACGATTATTTGTAAATTTTATTACTATTCATTTTTTTGCGGTGGTTATTCTACTGGTGTAAAAGTACCAGTAGATGGGTCTAACGCACCAGGCCCATATTTTTTATTTAATTGGTCAACTAAATCACGTTCTTTCTTTTGTATATTAGAATAATCAACTTCCATTTGTGCTTCTTGGTTTTGTAATGTATCTAATTGTTGTTTTAACAATATACTCTGAACACGTAATTGTCCAAATTCAATAGTTTTACTCTGATATGAAGTTTGGAGTTCTTGTAACTCTTTCATTTCATTATCAGAAAATTTAACAGTGTCTGCCATTATATTCTCCTTATAACAGTTATATAACTAATAATAAGTATCTAATCTTAACACTAAAAGTGTTATTTATTTTTTAATTCCGTTTCCAATTGTACAACTCTAGCTTCTAACTCCTTAACAGCCTCTACTAATATTGG